ACCGTATGTTGAGGATGGGTTTACTGCTCTTTCTAACACGCCTGAATGGTTTCAATGGGCGATGTACGCTTCAATAGGTGCATCATTTGGCATTCGAGGATTAAAAGGATTTAAAAAATGAGCTTATATGAAAATATCCACAAAAGAAGAAAAAGTGGAAAACCTATGAGAAAACCCGGACAAAAAGGCGCACCGAGTGCTGCTGATTTTAAAGCAGCAGCCAGAACCGCTAGGAAACGTGGTGGTAGTGCGAAAAAAGGTAGAAAATGAATAAAGATAGATTACGCGAAGAAATCGCAGAAGATGAGGGATGTAAGTACGAAATCTACTTAGATCATCTCGGGTTACCGACTTGTGGTATAGGTCACCTTATCACAGAAGATGATGAAGAGCATAATAAACCAGTCGGAACTACTGTTGAGCAAGAGCGAGTAAAAAAATTATTTGCGCTAGATATGTTGGTAACAATTGACGAATGCAAAGTATTGTACCCAGACTTTGATAATTTGCCTGAGGAGTGCCAACACATCATTGCAAATATGATGTTCAATATGGGTAGACCTAGGCTCAGTAAATTTAAAGGCATGAAAGCTGGTGTAGATACTAGGGATTGGGATAAAGCCGCTGACGAAATGGTAGATTCAAAGTGGTATACCCAAGTTCCTAACAGAGCTAGAAGACTCGTAGATAGGATGAGGGCATTAGCTGAAAATGAATGACCTTTACATTTATGAGAATATGCTTAAGATGATTCGCGAACGGTCAGAGTCAGTCAGAGAAACTATTTTATACGGTGCTGTGGCTGACTATACCGCTTTCAAGGAGCTCCGAGCAAAACTCGGAGAGCTTGCACAAACTGAACAGGATTTAAAAACCCTGCTAGATAAGGTATCAGGAGCAAATGAGTAAAACATTATATGTCCCCGAATACATCGCAAAACAAAAAGAACAACTGAAACAAGAACCACCTCCGAAAAAGACAGAAGTAGAAGCACCCGCTTTAGAAAAATTACCCAAACCTACGGGATGGCGTATTTTGCTCTTGCCGTTTAAAGGTAAGAAACAAACTGAGGGTGGTATTCTTTTACCAGATCAAGCTATTGAGCGCGAGGCTTTGGCTACTGTTTGTGGCTATGTTCTTAAAGTTGGTCCTCTAGCGTATAAAGACCCTGAAAAATTTGGTGATTCCACAGACCCTACTAAAAATTGGAAGCCTTGGTGTAAAGAAGGCGACTGGGTAATTTTTGGTAGATATGCTGGCAGTCGTTTCAAAATAGAGGGTGGAGAAGTTCGTCTATTAAATGACGATGAAATTTTAGCTACTATCAACGACCCAGAAGATATTCTGCACATTTAACATGGAGTGATTCATGCCTGAAGAAAAACAAAAAGAGCTTTTTGAAGAAGAAGCCAACCTAGAAGTAGAAGTTGAAGAAGAAAAAGATGAGTCCCCTCAACAAACAGAAGAGGTGGCAGAAGAAACTGATAAAGAGCCAGAAAACACTGATGAGCTTGAAAACTACAGCGAAGGTGTCCAAAAACGTATTAGTAAATTGACAGCAAAAATGCGTGAGGCAGAAAGAAGAGAAAAAGCTGCTACAGAGTACGCACAAGCTGTTCAAAAACAACTACAAGAATCAAACCAACGGTCAGCTACATTAGATGATGCTTTTGCTTCAGAGTTTGAAAACAGGGTTTCTTTTCAGGAAGAATCACTACGAAACAATCTTAAAGAGGCCATAGATCGTGGAGATGTTGATAAGCAGGTAGAAGCGCAAACTGCTCTGGCTAAATTAGCGCAAGATAACCAGAGGCTTGCCTACGTTAAAAGCCAAAG